CTGAGTTAAATGATGCTTCACCTTCAGAAAGACGCATGATCATGAGTTCATAGTATGGTAGCTTCTCTTCCCAAAGGACCTCAGTACCTTCGAGCATTTCTTCTTTGTTTGCTTCAAAGAACTCTTTTGCATCTTCTTGTCTATTTGGATTAGCTAGATCGTTATAGATAACTTCCCAAGCACTCCACAAGGTATGATTTTCAGAGAAGCTGATAACACCACGATACTTGACACTGTGATACTGAGCATTGGCGAGAACCTTTGAAAGTAAAGAATCATAATGTAGGATCGTGCCGATATACACGATATCTGTGTAAGTATCACCAGCTTTAGATACTGCTTTATAAAACCAGTTTTCAAGTTTCTTGCGTTGTTCAGGTGTATTGATGTTCTCATCATTTTCAACATCATCAAGTATAAACAAGTCTGGGCGCCAGTTTCTGTGTCGTCTACCTCTGATTTTTTTACCTGAACCAATGGCTTCAACCTTGATATCAGTTGAGGTGAGTAGTACGCTGCTCTTCCAAACGTCACCTTGAAGTCTTCCAAAGTCCTCGATGATTCTTGCGTTTGTTTCAATCTCGTTTTTAATGTCTGTCAAGAACCCTTCAGCTTGTTCAGAACTATCAGAAAGTAAAATGATATAGTGCTTATATTCATACACGATGGCATGTAACGAGTCTTTAAAAGTAAAGTTTGTCGATTTAGCATGTCCACGAGGTGCAGCGATTGCTCGATGATTTCCTTTTGCTCTTTCAATAATCTTCTTATCCTTCAACGGATTAAGACCTTTAAGAACACCTGTTGACCAAATTTGATCGAGGTCATTATGAAACTTTGGCGACTCTCTTATGAAGTAGTGAGGAAGATAGGCGCGCCCAAAGTAACTTAAATCGATAGCGGCTAACTTCTTTCTAAGACCTTCAGGTCCAAACAATGTCTTTCCTGATAAGAAGTCATTATGAAGCGACTGTCTGATTTCAGGATGATCCTGATTTCTAAGGACATATTTTTCAAACAGATCCTTCTGATAGACCTTGTCGTCTTCAAGCTCTTGATCAAATTCATTCAGTTGTCTTAAGTAATCATCAATTTTAATCATCGGTTAACATCTTTTCTTTCGCTTTTGATAGTATGAGTGTTAATGCCTTTGTAAGTTCTGAATCTGCTTTGATAACTTTAAGCAGCTCTTTTTCCATGCCCTTAAATGCAAGCTCGATTTTCTTTTCCATATCCAATCTAAGCTTGTCCTTATAAACTTTTGTACGGCTAATCTGATTGATCAATCGTCCAGCTTTATCAAGAGGCATGTTGTCAAATTCTTCTTCAGCTGTGGCTAACTTTTGGATTAATCCATCCATCAGCATCATAAGGCCTGCATCAGTGAAATCTACATCAGGATTTTTCTTAACCACATTGACAAGTGCTTTGGTACGTTCTTGAGCTTCCATTAAGCGCTGCGTTGCAGCATTAGTTCTCATTGCGTATCGTCCAACGCTACTTTTACTGATTTCATAGCCTTTCTCTAGTGCCCAGATGGAAATATCCTGATATGTNTTNCTNGTATCNACNATCATCTCATCNATGANNTGTTTGATATCTTCAGGTAATGTGTCAATCTTTGAAACGATTCTCGTTCTAGATCTCTTTTTTCCCATTAAATATCAACTCCCGGATCGTCAATTGTACCTTCAACGAGGTCGATACCAGCTTTGGTAAGCTTGATTGAGCCATCTTTTCGATATGCGTTGTAGGCAGTTGCTGATTTATCTGTCGTTATGACATAACCAGCTTCAATGAGGTAATCAAGATACTTCGATAAATCTGGCGATATGATTAGACCATCCGCAATCAGAGCGTTAGAGATTTGTCTCACAAGTAAAGTGTTTTGATGACCTTTAACCAGTGCTCTCATGATATAACCTCTGATAGCTTTGTTTTGTCTAACTTCATTCTCCATTCTTTCATCCATTCTTATCACCCCTTTGTATGTTCATCCGTATAAGTTGATCAATTTTAGAATCTATGTTGCCCATTTTGCCTTCTACGTTGTTAAGTGTTCTGATAAAATCTTCCTTCAGAACGAATATAATCGGTAAATCACTCTTAAGCTCATTCAGCTCATCTTGGAGTTTGTCAAAGTTTTTAGAGTGTTTATCATCAATTGCTTTAACCTTTTGATCATTGTTTACAAGACTTTTCTTTAAGTCCTCAACAGCACTTTTGATGAAATAGGTAATAGCACCAAGTGCAAATAAGATAACCGTCTGTGCTATCCAGCTAGGGTCAATTTTCATGAGTCAGCCACCGCATTTCTTTTAAGTTCAAGTACTTTCTGCTCGATAGTATCTATAACGAACTTAGAATAATCGCCAAACTGTTCATTTAGAAGTTTACGAGTATCAGAAGATACTTGATCCTTTACTTCAAAGTAAGCTTGATTTGCAAGCTCTTTAAGTTTTGCAGGATCAGCTTCGCCATTTTTTACAGCTTCCCTAAGTGCCTTTGCGGTTGTCTGTTCTATCATTGCAACGGTTTTAGTCACCAGCATTTCAACATCACTAATTGCGCCAAGGATTAACATACGATGCTCTTCGCCTTTGACTTTAGATGTTTCTGCAATTACCTTTGCCGTCCATCTATGTATCGCATTGATTCCATAAGCGGCTAGCAAACCAAGGACTGCGGTTGTTGCATTGATGATCAGCTCTTTTAATACTTGAGTGTCCATATGTGCCTCCTCAAAAAAAAAATAAGTATTAAGAACTCTGTTCTTAATACTTATCTTATCAGTATAATTCTTTAGACTCTACGAAACTACTTCTGAAAACCAGTTCAAGCCGTTGATTTTTCTTGTTCTTCTATAGAGTCGAAGAGTGTAATCTGTCCTTCCGTAAAACCCTCACCACAAATGTTTCTTATCCATCGTTCACTTAGGTTATACTTCTTGGCAAGATCGATATGATTGTAACCGTTGAAGTCTTGCTTAATCTTTTGATCGCGTATTGGTCTTAAGATTGTGTCTGCTTTTGGTAGGTAAAAGGTTGTACCACCAATCAGCTCAGCAAGTTTGATAAAGTTTTCTATTCCAATTTCTTCTGCAATGTCTCTCATGATGCCTTCTGGTATCATATCAGGTGTCAATTCATTAATAAACTCATTCATGATGATCACCTCCTAAATCATGCTAGAGCATATTCGCAAGTAGTGCCATTACATCACCAGTTGTGATTGGCTCTGATAGTTTATTTTCCCAATAACTCGGTGTGGTGATCACCTTGTTTTCGATGAGCTTTTTAAAAGCTGCTGTTCTGTAATCTTCTTTCACAGCAATTGGCTCTTGTAGGATCAAATTAAGAAGCTTTACGATATCGTAACCATAGCCTTTACCTAGCCAAGCCCAACCAGCACCGTTAGGATTATCAGAATAGCCAAGCCATTCAAAGTATGCAGCTGAACCTCTTTTTACTAAATTAAAGCGTGGATCCACACATACATCGATTAGGTTTTCTTTTGATGCGTATGCTTTAAGATGTTGGATTTGTGCTCTCACACCAATTCTTGGCGTTTCAAATGAAGCAGCTTCACCTTTTTTATTGTCATTCAGCGCTCCAATGCCTCCATAATTGTTTTGCTCTGGTAATACGATACCACCATATCTGAAGTAGCCTGTTTCTTTAAGTGACTGCGCCCATGCACCGTCAGCTCTGACNCCTTCGAGTGCAGCTTCTTCGATGAACATTTGCGCTAATGCTTCTAGTGTACAGTTTGGAAGCTTAGGATTTTGATTGCCTTTAAGTGCAAAGGACACCATTTGACTGACATCAGCTACTGTTTTACCCATGATAGAGGTAAGTGTATTACTGAGAGGATAGGCTAACACGATTCCTTCATAAACTGCTTGAGCTATCTTTTCTCTGAAGGACTCTTGCTTTAAGAGAGCTTCTTCCTTTGGATTTGAGTGAAAACCCGACTCTATTATAAGTGATGGCATATTTGCACGTCTTGTAACTGCATAATAGTCTTTATTATGGATAGGGCTGGAAGGGTAATCAACAAGCCTAGTTTTGACACCACGATCTTTAAGTCCAGTTG